TTATACCCCCCATAACAGGACCAGGTACACCACAAGCATTATAAAAAGCATCACCACAAGAATAATAATCTTCAGGCTTATACTTTGTTTTTGTAGAAAACTTATCCTTAATAGCATCAATATTACTTACTGATACTTTTTTCTTTATAGCCATATTATATTTTTTTTAAGAAAAGATATTTTTTGCACAAAGTACCATAAAACAATACTTTGCGCAAAAAATCTATTTTAGTTTAATTAGAATGGTAATTCATCATCATTGTAGTCATCCTCAACAACCACATTTGTTTCTTTAACTGTTGCGTTTTTTGCAACAGTTGCCCCACCAAAGGATGCTTCAGAATTTGATGTGTTTAAATAAACATACTTACCTTGGGATTCATCCCATCTTGGGGATTCCCCTCTTGAAATTGCTTCAAGATATTCTACTGGTTTTCTACTATAAACATCTCTCCAAGTAGATTCATCGTCTACCCATTTTTTTGCTAAATTAGCATCTGTAGATATAGGTGTTGGGTCATCATACATAATTGTGGAAACACTTGTATATTCCTTTCCTTTTGGGCTTTTTGACTTTACTAACTCAATAATCAAATCTCTCCCATTATCAATATCAGAAATATCCCCCTTGTTTCTGAAGATTGGTATCATCTTGTCTAAAATACCATCCTTCTTATAATTGTGCTTAAATCTCCAATACTTTGGCCCTTCTTCTTCCTTGTCTCTATCAATAACCTTAACAACATAAAATAGTTTAGCCTTATAATCTTTGGCTAATTCATCATCATCTTTGCGTTTGGTTGCTTTCAACGCATGGTAAACATCATTCAATGGGGATGCCTCATTGTCATTACCTGCTGGGTCATAAATCTTTTGATAATACCCCCCAACTTGTAATTCATGAAACCAAGTCTCCTTAAATACAGATGATCCATCAGTTGTAGGCAAAATCCTAATTCTCCTTTGTCCTGTGTTTTCTTTGTCAGAAAGCAATAACGTAAAATAACGTTTCATTCTGTCCTCTTGCGATAATTTTTGGGAGTCCCCTTTTTGGTTTTTTTCATACTGCGCCATTATGGCATCTAAATTTGACATATTATATAGTTTTTGTTTACAACAATATTACATAACAATGATAGGTAACTTTATCAGAAAAAAAAAGGGGTGTTACCCCCTTTTTTATAAAATATTAAAATAAATTATCTTCTGAAATTATAATTATTATCACTCATAAAATCATCCTCTTCATCATCCATAGAACCAAATGAATTCTTTATCTCATTTGGATTAATATTTACCACATCATCTGATGTTAAAACATAATCATTTTTTCCACTCTTTTCCATTTCAACTTGTTTGTCGTCAAAAAATTGAGATAATTTTTGATTGAATGGATAAGAATCATAAGTTCTTAACTCTAGTTTCTCCTCTGGAGTTTTTTCACGATATTTTTCAACCTTTGAATCAATGGCATTCAACTTCTCAAAGATACTATCCATTTGGGCTAATTTCTCCTCCAACTTGGTAATTTGTGAAAATAAATTATCAAAATATTCAGTCTGTTTTGATTCTATATTTTTTTGGCTGGTAACCAAATCAGTAATATCTAATTCTTCTGAATCAACCTCATCACCCTTTTCTTCACTATCCCCTTCATCATCAATAACTGTAACATCTTCATCAGTCTCAACATCAATTGGTTGTGGATTCGCTGTGCTTAAAGCATCTTCTGCACCCCCTGGTGGAATTGGTGAAACTTCTCCTGGTGGGGTTAATGGGGCATTTGGTATTGGTGCAGCATTTGGGTCATCCATAGGTGGTGGCGGTGGGGGTAAAGTAGCATCTTGCTCCAAAATGTATTTATTTATTTTATGATATCTTTGTATCTCTTGTAATATTTTTTTATCAATTTCCATTTTATTAATCATTTAATAATTCTTTTATACCAGCAACAGTTTTAACTTTAATGTGCTTGTTTGCAATTTTATAATTGTCAGTTCTTTCAATTAAACCATCTTTCTCTTGATAAATAGAGCATTCCCCTGTAATAATATCACACACCTCTTTACTACCATCATCAAGAATTTTCTCAAGTACTTTACTATTTTGTTTATTTAAATATCTGTCTAAATTCTCCATAAAAATATTTTAATAATAAATATCTAAATTTTTGAAAAAAAATTAATAATTTGGATATAAGTTGTATTTTGTATATTGGGCATTATAATATTTAAATCCTAATGCCACATTATCATACTTTTTTCCATTTTGAATCACATCAGCATTATTATAATTTTGATTTGATTTTATCATATCTTCTAAATTATTTTCTGTAAATGTAGCATCTTTTGTTGCAACTATTTTAAATCCAGTATAAGCATTAGTACTATTCATTAAATCAAATGTAAGTTTAAATGATGAAGTTGCACCAGATATAACATCAATTTTTGTGTCCTCAATTGTTGACATAGTTCCTACTGAATATAATAATAATAATTCATTTTCAACTAATTTATTTACATTTTCCATATATAACAAGTCATTAACATTTTTACTTTCAAAATAAATTTCAAATGTATTCAAAAAGTTAAGTTTTGGTTTAATTGTTAATCTTGGATTTCTATATGTAAATTCACAATCAATTTTTAATTTATCATTATTTTTTCTACCATTATCAGCATTAATGGTGCTAAGTTTAACAACCTCTGTTGGGGGGGCTGGTGATACACTACGTAAACTTCTAAGTGCTTCAAATAATTTTTTTTCTAATTTATCAAAAACCCCATTTGTTTTTAAATTTTGAACATATAAAGATGATATAGCCTCTTGTTCCCCTCCAACTATACCACCATATAACCAATATGCTGTATATGGAATTAAATAATTACCAATATCTGAAATTACACTATTAACTGGTTTAACAGCATTTGACATAAAATCAATGTATTTTTGAAGATTTTCAAACATTGCAAAAGGTCTGTTAATTTCAGATGTTATATCTTTTGCACAAAAATATGTTTCAAGTTCTAAATCACCCCTATTATAGGTCAACCAAACATTACCAAAATTAAAATTATAACCAACAAAATTATTATTTTTAAATGATGCCAAATAAGAAAATATATAAATTGTATTCTTAATATTAGTGTCAGTAATTCCTGATAAAGAATCATAGAAAACTTGTGCACTATAATTATTTGTTGTTGCTGAATTTATATATTCATATTCTGAATATTCAGTAGATAATGATGTAGAACATAATGTATTTGGAACTGGAACACTATTTTGCGCTTCCTTTATAGCATTATCTGAAGCCTCTTTTTCTTGCTCTATTGCCTTTGCAAATCTACTAGTTAATTTGGTTAATAAGTTTTCATTAATACTTGCCAAATAAGTATCAACTGTAGGAGGAGCATAAATACTTTGTCTAACTCCAGAAAATGTTGTTTCAAATGTTCCAGGGGATATTTCATGTGAAACTTCTGTAATAAAATAAGGTCCATTAAATAATGGTATATGTTGCAAATTGAAATACATTGTTGGTTGAATGATTGCATTCCCAAAACAAACAACAGTTGCCTTATAACTTAAATTTTTATACAAATTTAATAATGAATTATTTTGAGTTGAAACACCACTATTACCCACATTATTCCTCACAGTCTCAATCATTTGCAATGATTCTGCTGTGGCTGTTCCACCATCTTGTGAAACAGATATGCCATAAAAGATTGCTTGGTTTCTAATACCAGCATCAACCAAAAAACTAACACATTTATTTGATAATGCCCAATCTGATTTATTTCTTTGATCCTCCAAGAAAGGCAATTCAGTTTCTTTTTCCATATCAAAAGAATCATCACCATATCTAATATTCTTACTATCTTTTGTATTTAAAGTTGTTGACCCCCTACCAGCATAAACACAAACCAATTTTGGTCCTGATTTTCTATAATCCACACTTGTAAAATTCCCCCAAGTATCATTTGCAATAATTGTTGAACCTTCTATCACATCATTAACATTATCTCCAGGTGATAATGTTCCATAAAAATTAACATATGATGGCATAGGAAAAATGTTAAAATTATTTTTAGTCATTAATCCTCCAATAAAATTAAAAACTGGTGTTTCTAAATTAATGTTTTTACCATTTAATATCTTTTTTAAATCAAAAATATCAACAAAATATAAATCACCAATGTTCCTTGCACCCCTATCTAAAAAAAGAACATCCTCAAAAAGAGTATTTGTAACATAATCATTACCCGATATCCATTTGTCATTTATTGCCTTAAATGTTTCATACAAATCATATTTTGATATTTTACTATTCAATACTGTATCAAGTGTGCTTATCTCAATAATATCTTTATTATTAACAATGCTTTTAACATTTTGTAAAGTATTTGTTATTGAGTCACTAACCATATTATCCATAATATTTTGCTCATTAACCAGAATGGTTGAAAAATCACTCCTATTCATATTTGGATTAATTATCTTTTGGCTAGCATATATTTTAATGATAGGAGCTAAATTAATAATATTCTCTTCACTAAATTCAATGTTATTTGCTATAAAGAAATCTGTGATATATGATCCATCATTAGTATATGCCAAGTCATCGATGGTTGAAAACCCAACATTTAATTGTAATGCTTTCCATTCTTTTTCTTTTAAACTTCTTGACGTTATTAATCTGGAATCTGGGGGTAATGTACCAACAACATAACCTTTAAACCTAAATGGATTTGTTATATTTGATGTTCCCCCAATATGGTCAATAAATGAATTATAATAATATTTATTATACCCACTTGGATTTCCATACTTAAACAAAACATCATAATTTAAAAAATCTTTAATTATTTTGGAAAAATTATTCTTTTGAAATTCTTTAATTTCTTTAAAGTACAAATCATTATTTTTATTTGCTGTATTTGCTGGAACTTCCATTAATTCTCTAAACAATAATTGGAAATTTGAATACTTTGTCTTTTCATCTGAATAATCTAAACCAAGTAATCTAATATCAATATCTTCATTTTCATAAACAATATCATATATTGATTTTGAAAAGTTCAAGAACTCATTCTCAAACATATTCAAAGTTTTAGCATCAAAAACTGAAAGCATATCCTCAACTTTTGCATATTTTGTTTCACTATTTGATGTTATACTAAATGCATCTTCATCTTTCCTAACATTAAAATATTCATCATGCTTTGGCATTAATAAATTTTCAAAATTAAATGTTCCCAAATCCCCAGCCAATAAAACTTTTATTGCACCATTATGTATGATATTCTTAAATGTGTTTTTTCCTGTAAAATAATTTACTGTTGTATTTGAAATATCTGTTGAATCTGAATTAAATGATGGTAAAACATAATACCTACCCTTAATATCAACTTTTTGGTCTGGACAATAATTTGGATATAAAATACTATCGTAAATGTTAATAGGTACCAATGTTGTCCAGTTATTTACATTATATCCATTAAAAGTATATTGATTTGTTTTGAAAACTTTGAACCCCCTATTTATAGTAGTGTCTAATTCTGTATTTGTAAATCCAGTAAATAAATCATACCCATTTAAAAAAACATTAAAATCATTCATTGTCTTGGGATAATATCCAGTATTCTCATTCCCATTAGTACTTGTATTTATTGCAATAGTTTCACTTGTTGAATTTAAATTAAATGTATATGATTTTGGTGTTGTATTACCATAAAAATTATTTACATAATCAAAATCCTTCCAAACATCTGTCAAAATATCAACCCCATCATTCACATATTTTTTATAACGATGCCAAATAGCACCATACTTTAATATCCAAGCAAATGGTAATTTATGTATTGCAGCGTATTTTGTAAAACTAGAAAATAAAAACCCACTTTTTTCTTGCGTTGTTTTATTAATTAAAAAATCTGTTAAATTTGATAATGGTAATGACATTAAAAACAAATATGCCGCCTCAGCATATGGTGTTTTATTGTTTGCTCTCCATTTACTTATCCCCAATTGAACTGAATTGATGAAGATGGGGGAATTTAATATTGAACTAGATTTTTCAAAAGAATATTGGTCTTGATATATATTACCATATGTTAATGTTGTATCCCCAATTTCTGGGAAATACTTGAAAGGTCTATTATTAATAATATCATTAATATCACGAAAATTTGTTATTAAATTTCTATCTGAATTAAAAAATAATGTCCTACTTGTATTATATTTATTTGATATTCCATTAGAATTTAAATTAATTAATCCCCAAATTGAATTGTTAAATGGATATATATACTTAATGTCATTAGATGGTTGAATAGTTTTAACTGCTGATGACATTTGTTTAATTTCAGTAGGTGTTAAGTTGTTAATGAAATTACTAGATAATGCATTATAGGTATCAATATTATATATCCTTGATGGATTATTAAATACACTATTCAAATATATTGTATTTATAAATCCATCTTTATATTTTTGATATCTTTCACTGACACCATTATTTGATATATCAAATAATGTTTGCTCATAGTTAAACCCATTTAAATTATTTTGTGAATTTAAAATATTTTTTATTTTGTTAAAAAACATTATTGAATTTGTGGATAAACCTAATTCAATATTTTTTGATTCATTTTTTGAAATTATATTTGTTATGGTTTGTTTCCCCAAAGCATTCTTATATAATAATGAATACCCCGTATTAAATGATGCAGTATAATGCCTATCCCATAATTCATAAAAAAATTGAACTTGTGATGAATTAAAATAAGGCAAATCAATAAATGGATATTCAAAAGAATTATGTGCAAATCTTGATACCCCCTCATAATTATCACCAAAAACATCTCCAAATGCTGGCTTGTCCAATCTTTTTGTATATCCTTTTAGATATTCTTCAACAAATTCAACTTCTGGCCATTTGTTTAATAAGAATGCTTTAGTTTTTGATATTATTTGATTATCCCCAGGATAAATTAATTCATATTTATTCTTCTTTTCCTCTGATGGTTTTATATAAACTTGTGGCCAAGGAAATACTATTTCTTCTTGATTTGTATTATCATCAATTCTTTCATCCCCAAATACTGATGATATTCTATCTTCATCCAAGCGAACATTCCAAGCATTGTTATGAACATCATCAAGCAGTCTTAAAAACCCCTCTGTTGATGCCATAATAACAGCCACAACATTCTTAATTGTTGGGGCAAATCCAATACCAGTTTGATTATTTGCTATCTGTAATGCCAATTTTTCTGATAAATCTCTTTCAATTCTATTTATTTCTTTGATGAAAATAGATTCCATTTTATTTATCTCATCTATGAAAATATTAAAATAATATATTGGTGGAGTATATTTAATATCTGCTATTTTATATTCAAAATACACATCAAATAACTTATCAATATATTCTTGGGTATTTAGGGGGACTGTTAATATATTACCAGTTCTTGATGAATATGTTGATTGCCAATCAATATCAGTATCATTTGATATTAGAAAATCATAAGTTATATTATTTTTTATTTTAAAAACTCCATTATCCCCAAATGATTTATTATCCTTTAATAAATCTGTATATTTTTTAATAATAGCTTTTAACTCATCATCAACTTCTTTTATTTTACCTTCAGCCGCTTTGTCTAATATTTCTTTTTTTAATGTGTATCCTAATTTACCACTATTAAAAACAACAGGTCTTACATTTATATATTTGGTAAACCAGCATTTTACATCCCCCCTAACTTTCTTATAATAATCATTTAATGTTTTCTGATACTTTTTACCATCTGTCAATACCTCAACAGAAACTTTATTTGCATTATTTAATATATTTTGTTGAAATAATTCCAATTTATTAATTAATTCAGCAACCGTTAACTCTGGAAAATCAGCATCAATTAATCCTTTAGATTTATAATCTTTATATACTTCAAGTATTTTCTGATAACCTAATTCTGTATTAATCTCCAAAACTTTGTTAGTTGTTGAATTGCTTGCTTGCGAAATTGACCCAACTTGGGTATTTGCTTGATTGGATAAATAAGAACTTGTTAAGTCTTTAGCCTCAACCTGATATTTTTTACTATACATATGGGGTGCAGCCAATAAGTGACCCATATTAATTTCACTTAATACATTGTACTTAAAACCAATAAATTCCAAACTAATTGAATAATCCCCACTTGTATTATTAAATCTTGAATTAAACTTAACCAAACATAATTCATATCTAACTGCTTTTCCATAATATCCCTTAATTGTCAAATAAAATGGGGGGTAAGGTAAATTGAAAAATGCAGCATATGGTGATTGATCCCCCAAACTAAATAATGCTCTACCTTGAACATCCTCCATCTCAATACTAACAGTGGGAATAAAAGATGAATTTGTTTTTATACTTATTTTCTTAATTCCAAATAATGCGTTATTTTCAACATTAATTGCAGTATCTTTAAAGAATGTTTCACCCCCTTGGTTTACCTCAAAAACTTGTTTCTGGTTTACACCCCTCTTTTCAAGAGTGTCCTTACCAGTAAACTCATTATAATAATTTGAAGTTAAATATTCAGAATTGGTTGGATTTAAAAAATTAATACTTCCTAATCTAACCGTTGATATACGATTATTTGCTGCCCCATTAACAAGTAATTTTGTTCTTGGTATTAACTTTGTTTCAAGATTTGCATACATAACAAAGTCTTCTGGGATAACACCCCTATCAACAACCTCTTGATTAAGATTAACAACCTTGTTTGGATCAATATATATAACATTTTGGTAGTCATATATCACATGAATATCTCCTTGATTACCTACCATAATAAAAATAATAATTTTCTACTGCATTTTTATAATCTAACAAGGAACTTTCCAAAGGAAATGGTATTTTTAACATTGCCCCATCAAAAATGTCATTTTCCAATCCACCAAAAGATGGATTAGCCAAAAGAATTAACCAGCCAAAAAAAGGAGTTCCATAATATTGTTGTGATATCTTATCAAGTCTTGTCCTATTTTTCTTATAAAAGAAAACAATATCTGAACTCTTACTTGGTAAAGTAACAAACGGAACAGTTTTTTGAACCCCATTCACTAAAAACGGTGAATAACGATTATAATATTTTAAATTCATTAATATAAATTATTTTTAATATATATTATGCCATCTTTAATAGTTGACCACTTATTGACATTACTATCATAGTTAGAATCACTTTTAATATATAATAATGCAGTTTTTAAATCATCTGGTATCAAACCAAGTTTAATGTAATTTATACAATAATCTCCACTAACTTGGGGTAATTTAGTAGTTTTACTCTTATATCCACTACCCACATATTTTCTTAAATTTGAACCACTATTAATTTTATTTTTATTTTGTATATCATCATTATATATTTTGTAAAATTTCTGTTCTTTTTCCCAATATTCATAAAATTCATTTTGGGTTTTCCTAAGTGGTTCTTGATAAACATCTGGCTTATACAATGTTTTAAACATAAATTCCCTAAAATTAGTTAATTCCTCATTTTTTTCAAAACCATGATATAAAAATGAATATACCAAACTTCTTTGTTCTGAATATTTTGAAGTAAAAAATATTTGGTCTAATCCAATTGAATTGGATGAATAATCAAAAGTTTCAATTAATCCACTATAAAAGTCATTTAATACATCACCTACACTATTAATAAAAGTTGATATAGTAGTTGTATTTCCTGTTAATTTATAAACATCAAGCGTATTATCATCTAATACTTGGAAGTCATACCCAGTTGCACCATTTAATGTGGATAATATCAAACCTGCATTATTCAAATAGGTCAAATAAGTTGCTTGAATTATTCTTGCCTGATTTATAAAATTATCTATATTAGTTATTAATGTTTCTTTTTTATCAAATATATATGATTCATAACGATTTTTTAATAAAGTTAAATTTGTTTTATCTAAATTATTATTCTTAATTGCATTAATAAAATCATCATCATTTTTCCTAATATTATCAACTATATTATCATAATAATTCTCAATTTTTTTAATTATAGATGGGTTGGGTACTCCAAGCAAATTAATAAAATTATTTTGTGTTATCTCCCCACGTATAAAATACATATCAGATGTCATATATTGTAAAACATCAAAATTACTGTCTTTTTCAAAAATTAACATCAAAGAAGAAATACTATCAATATATTTATTTGTTTCTTCTTTAAATTTAGTTAGGAAATTTTTATAATCTAAACAATTACCATTAGTATTTAACTCACCTATTAATGAATAATGAGTGTTTTTAATATCACTAGTAGGGTCAATTATAACCTTTTCTTTCTCTAAATAAAAATCATACAATTCTTTATCCATATCAACTAAACTAAAATCAGTAGTTTCAGCATTAGGTTCATAAACTTCTGTATTAGCATAATAATTATATGATAGAGCATTTTGTAATTGGTCAATAGCGTTGCTCAAGCCATGCCCACCAACAAATTTAAATGATAATTGCACCTTTGCAATCATAGGTTGCAACCCTATACCCTCTGGATTAATATCCAAATTTTCATAAGATAAACTTAATGTATCTGGTATTATTTTTGTATGATAAAAATCACCAACTCTTAATATTAAAACAGGTGGAATACCAAAACTTGTATTTTTTGAATCCTTAAATGATAAACCCCCACTCTTATCAATTGTTGGTATTGTATCCCCAGGTCTAACACATTGTTGCAAAAATGTTAAACGACTATTCAAACCTTCTGGTGTTGTTGAATGAAATGCTGGATTAAAATATTTAAATTTGCTTTTTAAATTATCATATATAAATGGATCAGTTTCTTTTATAACATCAAAATAATCACATTCTGTTAATAAATTTTGTAATATTTTTTTTGAAACATCTTTACCTTGTATTTTTTTTGATGTCTCCTCTTGCTTAATGTCTGTTGTTATTTTTTTTATTTTAACATCACTTGTTGTTGTTATAGTTGTTGGCGTAATAGGTGCTGGGTTTGGCGTTGGTGGGGTTGTATTTTTTTCTGCCACTATCTTGGCTATAGCAACTCTTCTACAAGCCATAGCTGGTACACTCTTTATAGGGTCATCAGAAAAATTAGTACAATTTACTTGACTTTGTGTAGTAGTTGGTTTACTTGATTTTGGTGTAACTGATGCTACTTCACCAAGAGGTGATAGATCATATGTAATATTTTTTTCTGTAATTATTGTTTCTAAATATTTTTTGACAACAGCATTACGTTTTTCACTTAAACTTTTATTGTATGTAGTAGTACCTGGTTTTGATGCTGAACTTGCTAAAGTAATTGTTATTTTACCCTGTGGATTATTTTTGTTGAACTCTTTAATATCATTTGCTAAATTTTTTATTTCATTGAAATTATCAATAACAATGTTGTCCATAAAGTTTTTTAAATCCCCATTATTATATGTAGGATTAGCGGTATATGAATTATATAAAGCATTATAATCCCCTTCTGCTAATTTTGGTATATCATTATCAAAGTAAAGTCCAATATTTACATATTTCTCAAAAGTTGTATCTGCTTTAACTTCTGGTGTTGGTTCATCTTTTGGTATTACTGGGTCAAGATTTGTTGTAACAGTTCTTTGGATATAAGCATAATCTTCTTTTATTACTTTATTTTCTCTTATAATTGTTTGGAGTTCTTGCAATTCATCAAGTTTAATTGTTGAATATATTTTTGCCAAATCATAAATGTCATATATTAAACACCCCGCAATAAATGAATTTATAATATTATTTATATTTTCTGATGAAGTGTCATTTTTCAAAATTTGATTTGTGATAACATTCAAAACTGATGGGTGATCCACAATAATATTAAACTCAATGCTACCTGTTCTACGTGTGTTTTTATATGTATAAACTGGCTCTGGACGACCCAGAAATTCATTTTCAGACCATGTTGGACTTGATGATTCTGTGAACTTTAAATCATATGGTGGAAACCACATTATCCTACCCCCATTTGGACCTTTTTCACATTCTGGAAGATTTAATTGTTTGTCTGATGTTCTCCAAGCCAAATTCTCCAAAGATAACATATATTTTTTGCTATCATTTCCCTTTTTAGGGTACATGCTTAAATCATATGTATTTTCAATTACAGACCCTTTTAGTCGCCTCCCTTGGTTTGTTATACCATTTTTCTTTTGAAGCCTATTGTGGGTCATATATGGGCTATCCTTTGTAAATAATCTACAATATTCTTGAAAAGAACCACCATTCAAAGTTTTGGGATCAGTATATTGATATCTTCTAACTCTCGAACCTTTTGTTATTTCTTTATAACCATCATTAAATACCTTACTAACTTGGTCAATTGCATTCCCAACATGTTTAAACCTACTTGGCCCGCTAGGTATGGAATTAATTATTCTTTGTGTGTCGTCTAAAATTGACCCTTTCTTAAAAGTAAATCTAGTTGATTGATTTGATTCAAATGATGATTGTAATGGACCACCACCAACATAAACTTCACCCCCTTTACCAACATTATCACCAGCATTAATATTATACTTGGGAGACACCCAAGTTAATCCACCTTCAATACTACCCCCCTCAATGTCAGCAACACCATTAAAAACACTTAAAGGCTCAAATGTATCCCCTTCATAATCATTTGAAACATCAGTTGGTCCATAAACACTAATTTTAACTTTTCTACCAAACTGGTCAACTGGAATATCATTATCTGGACCTGTAATATCTGTAATATCTAAATCCCTATCCCCAACATAATATAAACTATTATTCTTTCTAAATAAATCTGAAAATGTATTTATTGTAAAAGTCCCCCTATAATTTGGCTGATATAAATTGCTTTTAATATTATTAAACAAAACAGACTTTTGACCAACACCCATATTGTCAAAAAATAATTGTGAACCACTCTTTTTTTGGTTAAAAATAATACCCTTTCTATATTTACCATTTAAACTAATTGATTCATCAAAATAACTCCCCACAATTGGAGAGAAAGGAAGTTCAATCCCCCCAAATTCTGAAGCCACCTGAGTTGCAGCAAGAATAATATTATTTGATTTGGATATAACCCATGTTGGTTGCTTTGATTTGTCAAGATTTATAATTAAATTATATACATCAAATGGATCATTTATAGAAGAAATGGTTTTTTCTACCACCTCATCCCTATTAAATTTCTCTGTTATCCGACCAACCCTTTCATTAATATACTCTGTTAATTTGCTATAACTTAATCTGGCAATATATGAATCATTTTTTAAATCACTTTTAACTTTAGTGTTATTTAAAATAATATCATTAAGTGTATAATCTAATGGAGTAAATGATTTAATATATTCACCAATATTACTTTTATTTTTAAATATAACCCAAGGATCTGTAACATCCTTATATCCACCCACATTACCATATGAATTTAAATTATATGCCTCATTTGCAAATTTTGGCGTATCAATTAAAGTATCATCACTATCCTTAACAGAATAATCACTCAATGGCGAGACTTCATAAGTAAAGGGGGGTGTATTACCATATTTTGATTTTTTATAAGGAATTAAATTTCTTTTTGTTAACCTTTCCCTAAAAAATTCACTATTTCCAAAATCTAAAGGACTACTCATATTAAAAAATATTATGTTCTACCAAAATTAGTTTTTATATTTAATTTCTTGTCAGTATTCTGACTATTTAAATAAAATTCATAATTTTTAATTTCACTATATGCTTTTGTCCCATCAACATTAATTGGGACTACTTCAATGGTAAGCTTATTTTCACTAGATACATTATTTGTTGTGGCTAGCATTGATTTTAACTTTGATAATGGTGCTATAACCTCGGGGTCAGTTTGTGCATTTCTATTATCCCCAACTATTGCTCTAGTTGGCTCATAAGCAAGTCCGCCTTCTGCAAGTGGTATATTACCTTCTAAATAATCATTAATTGTATTTATTATGGCGGTATTCATTGTGTCATTAAATTGTTGTAAATTACCAATAACAGTACCTAATGGGTCTATTAATGCATCAAACATAGCTTTTGCTTGATTACCACTAGTTGTTGCATCATAAAATGCTTTATTTGCACCACCATATTCATTTCCAATGTTTGTAAGTAAATCACTAAATGCATCATTTACACCATGAAGAGTATCAGCCATATTATCTGCTTTTAAAGATTCATAAATCTCTTTATTAATATTTTCACGTTCAGACATTCCTGGTATTGAATCTGATAATTGCTTTATTTTTGCCAAGTTAATCTCCCTAAAATCCTCTTTGAATCTTAGAGTGTCATCTCCCATTGAACCAAAGAGTATTTTATATTTAATTGCATTTAGACTATTGTATGTTGCATCAGCAACACTTAATGAATCCTTTGCTAATTCAACCATTGTTTTTTCCCCATCAGTATCACTTGCTATTTTCTTTATTTGTTCTTCACTTAAACTTGTGACTAATTTTTCTGAACCCTCTATTTGAATCACATACTTACCATCTTTATTTAAGTAAGCCATATTTGCAACAAACATTTTTTGTTCTTCACTAATATCAAATGAAAAATCAAAATCACTAATCCTATCATTAAATTCAGTAAGAGCCAAAACTGTCTTGGTATAGTCTTTTAAACTTAAACCAGCCAATTCTGCCATTTTTTTCATCTGATTGATAGCTGATGGATTTATTTCAAATCTAGTCCCATCTTCACTTAATTGTGTAAACTTTTGTCCTGCTTCAGCCAAACTAACTATCAATCCTTGTGGGTCATTTAATGATTTATTTAATAATGCAAATGGGTCAATCAAATCCCCAACATAAATTCCCAATCTTTGAAATGTTGACGCCACTTCAATTGCGCCTTCTGGTTCAAAAACTTTATCTGCAAAATTTTGAACAGCACTCATATCTATTTTTAACATAGATGCTTGTGCTGCCATTTTTGTAAAACCTAAAACACCTTCTTTAAATGAAAACCTATTTAACATGTCAGTATTTTCAACAACACTACCCATAACTTTTTTTGCATCAACACCTATTGACCTAATATAATCTAAAGAATTTTCAACATTTTTTGTTATATTTGCTGTTGTTATACCAACACTTTCAAATGCTGGAATTAATACACCTATCTCTGTATTTAATACCTTTGTTGTAGCATATAATTCTTGATATATCTCTGGGGTAAAAATTACATTTCTTTGTAATGCACCTGTGCTATCAGTAATTGCTTTAACAATACTTTCAAAGTTTCCACCAATTTCAGTTAATAATGGTAAGGTATCTCTTAATGCACCTTGAAATTCAATAACTCTAGCCCTACCTAATGCTAGTTGACCTGTAAGTATTGAAGAGCCAGCATCTAATGCTGCCAAACCACCCATATATGCACCATATGATGGTATGAAGCCATCCAGAATTTCTTTTATATCAGTAGTATTTAATCCATATATTGCAAGTGTTTTTGATAACATCTCATACATAGGTTCAGAAGCCATATAATAATATTTTATTATAAATAGAACAAGGGTTGATTTTTTACATCAACCCTTGCTATTTTCTTCAATCCATTTATTTATTAAAAACTTTCTCATAAAAATTGGCATAATGAGAAAATCAGAATAGGAAACATTTAATAACTTATTTAAATAATAAAAATCATTTAATTGGCTTTGTCTATAATCCGAAGAAAGGACGAAAAAACTCCACCCCAAAACCTGTATAAACTGTGGTCTTTTCTCCGGATGGGGCTATTATTTCTCTTTTCAAATCAAGTTTAGGCTCATTTTCTGAAATAAATTTTCTTATATATTTAGAATCAGCAATTGGCATACTTTCAACATATTTTGCAATATTTGACTTATCACTATTACCATTAACCTCAACAATTTCTTTGCTAAGTCTAAGGGTTACTCTTGGTGCTACTCTGTTTTCTGGATATTGGTCAATTATTTTAGTAATATCAAGAACATCACCATATGTTAATATTTTTATTTTTAATTTATCACCACTCTTTGGTAATGTAAGGTCAAAGAATCCATCTTCACTTGGTTTAATTCCATCTCTAATGCTAATTCTTTCCAAATTAATTGTCACATTAAACTTTAATCCAGTTTTTGGGTCAGTAGGAGTTAATTCCATTTCTGGTCCAAATGATGTATTCCTTAAAAATAATAATATTGCCTCAATATCTCCCTCTGTTAATTCTTCAGGTCTAATATCATGTTCATATATTTTATTTCTTAATAATTGTAGTGTGAAATCTTTTGCCCCACCTAATAATATGTTTTCATCAGCAGCAGTTAAATAACCCACTTTTACAGATTTCTTTTTGCTCTTATAAAATACCCCGCCCGATGGTAGGGGAACAACATCATGTGGCAAGTCAAAACCCATTTGACCATATTCTTTTGATTTATCTTCCATTTTTTTATCTTAAAAATAAGCTATAACAATTAAAAGAAAATAGATTATTTACCTTCTTTGAAGAATTCACTAATATGAAAAATCCATATATTATATAATAATATATGGATTTCTATTTAGTATGTAAAGGATAGGCTAAATTAATACACTAATATACATCTATCCGGTTGAATTGTTATTGAAATATCAGCCAAAGAATCACTATTATATGCTAATGTACCAAAGTCAGCACTAGTTATAATGCAACCTTGTAATATCCATTTTTCAACCACAACACCAGTTGGGTCAAGCATCTCCAAGGTTAAATCCTGCTTATATCCGGCAGCATAACCCATTCTACCTGTAACTGATTCAGCATGTAGTCTAACCCATTCCATTAATGCTTGGGATGCCGATGGACCAATGGGGTCTCTAAATTTAATATTCATTGTTTCCCATTTAAATCTTCCAGAAACAAATGTTGATGTATTTAAAAATTCAATTTCTTTCGACCCAATTGATATTTTTGGTCTTGATGCTGTTTCCACAAACCACTCATTAATACCTAATGTTGGTGGAAAACGTAAAATAAACCTATTTTGCCTTTTTGGTTCGTAAGGAACGGGCATTTTCATTAATAAATCAGCCATATTTATATTTTTTTATTTTTTTTTAAATATTTATTTTTATATTTGCATTATATTCACATCTTTTATGTGATATAACATTTAATAAATATCCAGTAAATAAAAAAAAAAATGGATTTATTGATTTTTTTTACAACAGATAACAAATCAGGCTATAAAACAAAAGAAAGTTTTATTAAAAATAATTATATAACCTTATATAATCAGATTATTGATTTTTGCAAAAACCTTGAATACCTTCCATTCAAACAAAAAATATGGCATTTTATCCATAAGCAAAATGAAATACCAAGATGTAAGAAATGTGGAAAGGAGTTAAGTTTTAAAAGATCCTTAAATGAGGGCTATGGTGTCTATTGTATGATACGTTGTGCTAATTCTGATACTGAGCATATAGAGAATGTTAAAAGAACAAACAACCTCATTTATGGGGGTAATTCACCTATTCATTCTAATATAATTAAAGATAAAATAAAAAAAACAACATTAAGTAATTTTGGTGTTCAGAATATATTTGAAGATACTGCTTATATTCAATCAAGAGTATTAGATAAATATGGTGTAATACATATGTCAAAATTAAAATCCTCAAAAGAAAATAGGAATGAAACTAATTTAAAGAAATATGGTGTTACAACACCCCTACTATTACTTGAAAGCAGGATAAAGAATCAAGAAAAGAGGCTTGAATCATTTAATGATAAATATAAAAATTTAAATATTATAAATGACAAAGGGGTTGACATTGACATCATATGTGATAAATGTAATTCCAAATATACCATTTATAGAAGTTTATTATTTTATAGATTTGGTACTGATTTAAATCCATGCACCAACTGTAATCCCATAAGTGAATCATCATCCATAAAAGAAAATGAGTTATGTTTATTCTTAACAGAGAATAATATTGAATATATTAAAAATGATAGAAATATTTTAAATAAGAAAGAAATTGACATATACATCCCAGAACATAATATTGCAATTGAGTTCAATGGTATTTATTGGCATTCCAACATATTTAAACCCAAAGAATATCATCAGAAAAAAACAGATATATGTGAAACACAAAATATTCAATTAATTCAATTATTTGAAGATGAGTGGGATACTAAAAAAGAAATTGTTAAAAGTATATTATTGAATAAGTTGGGGAAAAACACCAATAGATTATATGCTAGAAAATGCACAATAAAAGAAGTTGAAGTAAAAGATAAATCACTATTCTTGGATGAGAACCATATCCAAGGTAAAGTTGGAAGTTCAATAAATATTGGATTATATCATAATGATATATTGGTTTCAATTATGACATTTGGTAAGAAAAGAAAAGCATTGGGAAATAAAATTAATACAGTTGGGGAATATGAACTTATTAGGTTTTGTAACAAATTGAATACAAATATAATTGGGGGTGCATCCAGATTATTGAATTATTTTATTAAAACATATAATCCAAGTGAAATAGTTAGTTATGCTGATAGAAGATGGAGCAAAGGTGATTTATACCAAACATTAGGATTTGAAAGAATCAAAAACACCAATCCAAATTATTTTTATATAATAAATAAAAAAAGAAAAAATAGATTTGAATTTAGAAAAGATATATTAATCAAAGAAGGATTTGACAAAAATAAAACAGAATCACAGATAATGGCTGAAAGAGGTATTCCACATATCTATGATTCTGGTAGTATTCTTTTTATTTTGAAAATAATTTAAAAAACACTATTTACTTTTTTTCTATC